GCTTCAACTGTTTGCTTCAAGATTTGGATTGACATTTTATTACCAGGAATACCCTCCATAACGCCTGTGGCGCTAGGGGCGGCACTTCCGCCTGGTAATCCAGAATAAGCGTTAGCAATCTTAAATGGGCTCAATGCTTCTTCACCCGCGGTTGCTCCGTTATCTGTATCTGCATATCTTACACGCAGAGTATGAATTTGTCCTACTGGACCAGTCATTGGTTGTACACCAATTAGCTCGTTTGCGATAACAGTAGGCATTACCCTTCTGATAACAGGAAGGATAACTTTGTTTAAAGTAGCAACGTTACCTGCATTAGTTGCGCCTGCGCCTGCTGTCTCCATCAGTGCTTGACGTGTATTTTCTAATGTGGTTTCCATTACTGTTCTTTTGTTGCCTTCTAGTCCCTCGCACAGAGCGTCCTTAGTCGGTTGCCAGTTGGACTCGAATAGTGCGTCTGCCATAATTAATTCTCCTTAAAAATTATAATCCTGCTAGTTTTCTAAGGTTAATAATCTCAGCCTGTGCGTCCGTCGTTTCCGGGGATACATGGATGGGTTTATTACCTGTTATCACAGTTTTCTGTGCTCTAGCTTTTGGCTGTACATTTTCTTTTAATGTTTTTTTGGAAGCGGTACTTTTTGCTTCTTTTTTAACATTTTCATTAAGAACTGTTGGTAAGTATTTTTCATACTGTCTTTTAAGATTTTCTGTTTGTACTGTTGATAACAGATCTTCCATAATCTCTTTCTTATCTCTAGAAAGAGGTGTCAACAATTCTGATAACATTTTATCTCGTGCTTGCATACCTTCTGCAATACGAGCTTGTTTTTGTGCTTCTGAAATTTCTACTTGTTTAGCCGAAATTGATACATTCGCCTCTTCAAGTTGTCCTTCCATGTCTTTAAGTTTGTGAGACAGTTTTTTAACTTCTGTCCCCTCAGCTAAGTGACTTGTCATAAATTCTGCCGCAAATGCTTCAAACATTTTTCTTCCAAAAGCATTTTCTCGGGCTGATTTGATATCCTCTTTCAAGGAACCAATTTCTCCTCTGAGCGTGCTTTCAACAATGCTCTCTACTTTTTCGGCGGCCTTCTTAACAAAATTAGCCTTTGTATTACGTAAAAGTTGTTTTCCTTCCTTAACCAGTTTAACCTTCTGTTCTACAACAGATTGTTTATCTGTATGGAATTCATTCAACTCTTTTGTTAACTGTTTCAAGACAAAACCTTCTAATTTTTTGAAGTTCGTGCCTTGGGTGTTCCGATCCTCACGGAGTTCGGTTATTTCCTTCTTTAATGCATCCATTAAAAACTTATCCAGTACTTCTGCGTGTTCTTGCATTTTTTGTTTATACTGAACTCGTGCTTCAACTAATGCACCTTTATCATGGGCAAATTCTTCGACCTCTTGCTTAATAGCATCAGTCAACATATTATCCATTGCTTCTACAATTTGCTCTTTATCGTTTGTGTAACGACCAGCAAATTCTTCGCGGATTTCATTTGTAATCTGCTCACGGGCTTCGGTCAATTTCTTTTCCCAAGCCTCCGTTAACGAAGTTTTAACATCTTCCGACAGGACGTCTCCACCTAATAGTTCTTCAAAAGCGTCTGCCATATTAAATTCTCCTAAAATTTAAGATCACTAATAAAATTAGTAATCCCTTTAGTAAGGTGCTTTTGTGCCTTTTTATCATACCTAACTGCTTCAGCTAATTCCAACAATGATCCGCCTTTTTTGTAATTTTCCAGCTTCTCGTAAATTGGATCCGGGTAAGCGTTAGGGGCACTCGGTTGTGCGACAATATCAACTGTCACAATTTCAAAATCGGAGACCTTTCCACCTTCACTGACATTTCCTGATCCCCTTGAACTAACTCCTAGTTTAACACCACTCTCTAATAGTGTTTTAACTAGATTCCCCATAGGTGTTGGTAAAATTTTAAGTTTTCCTACTCCATCTGGTCCATGCATATCCATTTCTGTTATTACATGGGAAACACGATCTAAATTAACTGTTAGATCTTCTGGATGGTCGGCTTCTCCTAATACCGAAAACCCTGAGGTTATTTTTTCTTTTAGCGTTTTTACTGCTTTATTAATTTCGTTAATTGGGTAAACCCGTTGATTTTGATTTTTAACATCACCTTGAATAAAGACACCTCTCATAAAGAGATTCTTTGTTCCATTATCCTCAACGGATTCTACTTGTATATTAGCTTGATCAAAACTTAATTTCTCTACTAATGTTACGCCCATTTATTTTTTCCTTACGAACCATCTATTGGTGATTTTTTATTACTTGCTTCTTCACTGTTTTTTGGATCGGCTACGTTTGATTGTGCTTTTCCAGCTTTTCCGCCTGGTACATTTACGTTCCCTGCGTTATCTTCTTTAACAGCATTGTCGCCATGATCACCTTCAGAGCCATCATTAACTTTAACAACGTTTCCGCCCATATCATTTTTACCTGCTACAGGGGATTTACTACCTACTGCTCCGGTAGATCCACCAGCGGCTGCAAAACCTGTTTCGCTCATATTTGGATCTGGAACATTTACTGCACCTTCACCAACTTGTTCGTAATCAAGTTCTTCTTCTACTGGCTTTTCGTCGTTGCCGCCCATCATTAATGCATCTTCTTCTTCTGCATCAACCATGTCGCTCATGTCATCAACTGGTGCGTCACCCATTTCATCATCCATAGGCTCTTCATCACCCATCAATTGAGCAAATTCAGCTTTAAGTTCGTCTAAAGCATCTTCAACATTCATAAAAGCATCTTCTACAGGATCTTCGCCTGCTTCATCACCCATTTCATCATCCATAGGTAATTCGTCAGCCATTGGATCTTCTTCGGCTACTTCTTCTTGGTCAATTTGTTCGCTGTCGGTTTCGACTTCGTCTGCAAATTGATCTTGAATGTCTGCTTCGTCTACTTGTTCTTTGTCTTCTTTATCGTCGTCGGATTTTGCTTCCTCGACTTCTTCTTCTGTTGCTTCCTCAATATCTTCGTCTTCGGTTGCAATCTCTTCGTAAATGCCTCGAGCCTTTTCCACAAATACATCATGAAGGAGGTCGCTGGCCTTTTCATTTTCCTCGTTTATGATAAATTCGAGGACCTTTTCAAGTTTTTCTCTCGTGGTCATATTTTACTCCTAAAGAAAGCGTTTTTTGAAACTATAGTATTTACAATTTGAGGTGGAAATGTATTAGAAAGAGGTCTAAAAATTGCCTTTTTCGGAAAAAAATTACATAGTTGGAGGCGGTGCTGGTGGAATTCCGTAAATTTCTTTAAAAAATTTGTATCTTTTTTCAAGATCTAGCTTTTTTAACTTACGCATTTTTTTCAATTTGTTTAAATGTGTAAGAGTTAATCGAGGACGTCTACTATCATCATATTCATATTTTGATTGATCTTCTATTACTTCGTATTGTGTACCTATATTATCTGATTTAGGGGCTTCAGATAATTGTCTAAATTCTTTCATCATATCTACATAGTTTTTCATTGTACTGCTCCTGGGGCTCCTGGTAGTTCATTTCCAGTAATTGGAGAGGCCGCTCCATCTGCACCTGCTACTCCTCCGGGACCTGGTGCCATTGGATCTTCTCCTGGCAGAGGTTCGGCTTCCATAGGTTGCATCATATTTGGATCCATAGGTTGAACACCAACTGCTCCTAATCCACTCATATCACTTTCAGGATCTAATTGTGTATCCTGTTCACCATTTTCTTGTCTCCACATTTGTTCATTTTCTACAATTTCATCTTCTGTAAGTCCTAGGTATTTCTTTAATGCAAAACGCTTAGACATATATGGTGCTTCTGCAAGTCCACTGAATACTGCTGATCTTGCTTGGTCAACTTCTACTTCTCTATATTGACTAAAGCTCTGTGGATCTGTAAATCTAAGTTCAAATGTACCTGAATCAATATTAATACCTTTCCATTTTAAAAAGAGTTTAAATTCTTTATCAAATGTAGGTCCTAATAATGCTTGTATACGTTGACAATATTTTGTAAATCTATATTCTTGAATAAATGCAGTTCCTACTCG